CGGCACTCTCGGCGGCACTCATTTCTTGTTCTGTGGCCTCTCCGTTTGCGTACCGTCGAACGACTTCAAGACATTCACGCACTCTTGTGTCACCAGGAATGAATGATTCGAACGCACCTAACGCGTCCTGCGCGCAGTCAACCGCGAACAGTCGTAGTTTCCGATCAGTGGTTTCCAGCGGCGCAATGAGTCTCATTGATTCGGCGGCGAACTTGTCATCCCCGTGAACCACAAGCCCCTTGGTTTCGACCACCCACAACGTGGCACCCGATTCTGTCGGCAGGTGTTTTAGGACATCCTTCTCACGAATCCCGTGCCATCCTGAGCGGCAGAGAATCGGCGTTACGCTCTCAGTCCATTTACCTACTTTTACTGGCCATCTGACCCTCTGAACCGGTGATATTTCACCCTTCAAAAGCCACTTGTACAGTTGCTCGTCCTCATTTTGCATTATCATGTCCTTTCCTGTTCACCTAAGGCTACAGCAGTTTTTGACGACGTGGGTCTGTCAAAATAGGATATTTTTCTAAGAATCTAATAAGAGAAAATCTAGAGTTATACACAATTCAGATGAGATAGAACTGGTACTTTATTCGCGGGGAGAGACCCCCGCGCGGTCTCTCAGAAACGATGCGAGGTTCCTCCGCACGACTTAACCCTTAGCCGCCCTGAACAATCTTGTACGCCTGAGGAACACCGGAAGCGATCTGCTTGTCCGTCAAACTCCCCCGCTTCTCAATCTGCTCAGCAAGTGAGTGCATGAACTCTGAGTTACTTAACGTCGCTGCCTGCAAGATGATGTCGAAGTCCGTGTTCCCTGAGCCATGGATGTAACCCTGTGGTGCTGACCGTTGAACGTTGGGATTCACAATTCTTAGTGAGTTGTCCTCAAATGCTGGTTCGTTGTCAATCCGATGACTGACCTCGACTCGCTGATTGTTCACGTACTCCCCTGCCTGTTGAACTGCTTGACCTGAGCGATTGGTGACTTCCTCTTTTGACGCGATGCCGTTCTTGGTCGAAGCTCCGATGGCGATTAACGCCCTGCCCCACGCTGCTGTCTCGGCGTTCTGGACCTCAGAATCCTTGGTGAATGGGGTAGGTCCAGGAATTGGCTCCCAGGCGGTGCCGATGCCAGGACGCGGATCGTCGGAATTCCTATAGGCCGCAGCCACGTAGACCACGTAGGAACCTCCTGCCACTGTCACGAACTCCATGCTCACCTGCTGCATGGTCAAATCTGGGAAAACGTCCCTCATCTCGTGCAGCCTCGTTGCCACGTCGATGTAATCCATTTGCCTCTCGTACGCCATTAGTTGTCCTTTCCGTTGATATTGAATGAAACTGAAACACTGCCTTCAACCGCCTTAATGCCTTCAACCACTTCACCGTCTGGGGTGGTGTAGGTCTCCCCGTTGGCGCTGAACGCCTTGACTGCCTTCAAATCAGGTTCTTGCTTCAGACGGATCAACTCTGGGTGTCCTGAGTTGATGGCCCACTTGATAAACACCTCCAGGTCCTCTACAACGGCCCTAGAAGGCGTTTCTCGGCTCTTTATCTCCCCGTCTGGGAGAATGAGTGACTTACGCCCTTCATCCCGCAATCTGAGCATGTAGGAGGTCAGAATCTCCTCGAAATACAGGACGGTCACCTTGTCGGCTCTGGTGGCCTGTTCTACCCAGGCTGCTACACGGTCAATCTCGGCCAAAGCCTGCTTCTTCACGGTGTCGATCCGACGTTGCGAGACCGCTAACTTCCGAAACGACCACAGGGCCTGGGATTCATCGTTGATGACGAAGGTTCGTTCGTTGAACTCCTCCGGCTCACCATCTGATAGTTGAAATTCCTCTAGTTCCATGCTGTCCTTTCTGTTGACTTAAGTACACGGTAGCAGGTACCTGTAACAAAGAAAAAGACCCACCCCTAAGAGTGAGTCTTTTTCCTGCTGGTGTCGGGTCAGCGTGTCAGCGTGAAAGGACAATAACTCGCTAACGCTGTGATGCTAGTTGTTAACCGGAGTCCCTGCTGAGAGTCCGATGGTGGTGGCTGTGCCGGTCGTGACATCAAACGCCATTGAAGCAGGGGTGAGCGCTACGCCACCAACGGAACCAGTGACGCTCAGCACGTCGTCAATCGTCAAGGCTCCGTTGGCCCGTACGTTGACCGATGTCTGGTCAGCACTGACGGTAACGGTCCACTCCGAGCCGTCCGCGAAGGTCGCCGTGACTGATCCGGCGTCGAGGACATCGCCGGTGATGGGGTTGCCAGCCGCGTCATCAACCGCGAGGGTAAGTGTCACATTTTGATTATCTGCTATGGAAAAATCAGCCATGGTGGCTCCTTTAGTTGTCCTGGACAGTTCCAGGAATCAATTTGATTGTAGTGGGCGTACCCGCACTGACCGGAGGTACTTCCAAGGACTCAGCATACTTGAATCCCGCGATGAAGCCCTTGATGTACGCCTCGTGTTCCTCACAGGTGATCCAGATGGAGACTTTCTGGCACCGGTCACAATCGTCTGGGTTGAGTCCCGCCTTCTCGAAATCCTCGCGGGTTCTCATGCGACGGTGGGGGTAGAGGGGTTTTTTGCTTCTTCCTGTGCAGCTACCAGCGCCGCGACCTTGGCTTCAAGGGCCGCAATCTCGGCCTTCTGGCTTATCTTGGTTGACTGTGCGTAGACCGGAGCGCCGATGTAGCCCAGGAAGACCCCAACCCACGGCCACTGACTCTCTGCGGCGTGAAGAAGAAGCGTTAAGACACCTCCGGCGATGCCCAGGATGGCGATGGTGGTGGTAAGGGTTACGTGGTAACCCAACCGGGCGATTAAGGCCGCCGCCCCGGACTCAATGAAGGGCATCAAACTACGAACAATGGCCTTAAAGGTGTTGGACGCTGGCTTGGCTACGACGACGGGTGGCACGACGGTCATGGGAATACCTCCTGGTTTAGGTACGGGTGGCGAAACGGGGCTCACAGGGGCCTCTGGAAGGATTCCGTGGACCTCAGCCAAGGCGGATTCTAAAGCATTCCAGTCCACGTTGGGATCGTCGGCGTCGAAGATTATCCAGGCGTCGGTGATGTTGGTTTCACGAAAGAACAGGGTGAAGGGTTGAACCCCTCCCCAGGTTATTAAAGCCCCGGAACCGTCAGCGTGGGTCTGGATTAACAGCGTGTCGTGCCCGTCGGTCTTGGCCATGGAGTTCCAAGGCGTTCTTGGGGTGGTGTTGAAATCCCCTATGGCTTCCTGAGCGTCTAGGGACAGTCCGAGAATCACCCCTCTACCCGTTTGAGCGAAGGAATCCAGGCTGTCCAAAGGCACTTCGCCGTAACCTTTGATGATTCCCTGCTTGTAGAGGAACCCTAGCCAGGAAGCATTATCCACCCCTTGGTCGGGAATCAGTCCTACCGGAGAGGGTACTAAGGGAAGAAAGCCCATGGCTAGGCCGTAGGCCCCGTAGGTACCTAACGTTCCTTCATACTTGGGCATCCCCAGTTGACCGTAGGCGGAGTAGGACTGGAGTTTGGCCATGTTGTTGTGGTCGGTTGCAGCAGCGCCGCAGTCCCCAAAGACATCGTTCAGGTCCATCCCCCACGCTTCACCTATCCCGGTAGTCCCGTCCCACTCCAGGTATCCAGGTCCCGCGGGCATGAACTTGGTGGCCAATAGTCGAGGTTCGTGACTTTCACGATGAGGCCCAACGCGCAGGCTCACGTGAACCTTCCCTTCTCGTTACGCGCCTGACCGGGAGCAGGTTTGCCTAAGGCGACCATGTGTTCGGCGTGATGCTTCCTCGCCAGGGCCAAGGCTTCCTTGTGGTGGTGGTCGGCCTGGTCAATGCGTTCCTGGTGCTGGTGATCCAGTTTCTCGTGTATCGACTTGACGTGTCGCTCTACAAAGTGACGTAACGGCGGCACGAAGATGAGTGCAATCGCCCCATAGAGGACGGTCTGAAAAATAGCCTCAGGTCCGTTGCCCCAGAGGGACGGAACAAAATATCCGTACCACAGGTGATGCAACCACCCCATTTAGGCGAACTTCATCAGCAGGACGATGATAATTATCACCAGCAAAAGCCCAACGAGGGAGATTTCCAC